GATTGAACAACAAGGTCGAAGACGTAGGGACGAATACCAAGATGGAGTTATTCGTACACCTCTTAAATCACCAAGTCCATCAGATTATTAAGGAGATAAATAAATATGGCAAATGTAATACCTTTCTCTTTTAGAGGTGCTTTATTTTCAGGCAATCATGATTTTGCTTCTGGAGGAAACACTTTTAAATTAGCTTTGTATACAGCTGGATCTGGTGCACCGTATTCTACTGCTTCAACAGTTTACACTTCAGGAACTGCGAATCAAGTAGGAACGTCTGGAACTGGATATTCTACAGGTGGTAATACTTTAACTTCACAAGCAGTAGCAAGTGCAACTGCAGTAGCATCTGTTGACTTTGCAGATTCTGAATGGACATCTGCTACTTTCACTGCAGCTTATGGAGTAATTTATAATAGTTCAACAGTAGATAGTACAGCTGATAGATTAGTTGTTGTGTTAGATTTTGGAGGAAACAAAACTTGTACTAATGGTACATTTAAAGTTACTTTCCCTGATCCATCTACACCAAGTGATGCTATTTTAAGTATGAGTTAATAGGAGATAGAAAATGGCTTTAGTAATAAATGATAGGGTAAAAGAAACTAGTACAACAACTGGTACAGGTGCTATAGCACTAGCAGGAGTTGTGTCTGGTTTTGAAACTTTTGCAGCAGGCATTGGTAATAATAATGAAACTTACTATGCTATTTTTAATACTGGTACAACTCAATGGGAAGTTGGAAGAGGAACTTTAGATGGATCTAGTGCAAACCTTGCACGAACAGAGGTTATCTCTAGTTCTAATTCAGATGCAGCAGTAAATTTTACTTCAGGCACTAAAGACGTTTTTTGTACAATGCCCGCTAGTAAAACAGTTTATTTAGATGCAAGCGGAAACCCGGTGGGAGCAGCGAGCGCAGGTTTTGCATTAGCAATGGCGGTCGCACTTTAGTTAGGAAAAAAATATGGCACAAGATTTTAGAAACACTTTAACTCGAGTCATTGGAACAGGAGATACTACTATTTTAACTGCAGGAAATTATGATGCAGTTATAGGAATTAGATGTTGTAATGTTTTAACATCGACAATTAAAATTGATGTTAAAATTGCAAAAGGAGGAGCAGACTACTTTTTAGCAAAAGGAGTTGTAATTCCACCTAATTCAGCTATCGAATTAATCCAAGGCGGAGCTAAGATTGTTTTAGCTAGTGGTGATGTATTAGAAGCAGTTAGTGATACCGCAAGTTCATTAGATGTTTGTTTATCATACATCGATACAATTAGTTCGTAGGAGGAATTATGACGGCAGTAATAAATGGAATCCAATATATTGGAGGGCAGTATAGCCCTAATGAATTTATACCTAATCAAGCAGCAACGATTGATGGGACTCAAACTGTTGAAAATGCAGTTCTTGCAGGCCCAATAACTATTCCGGCAACAATAACAGTAACAGGGACGTTGGTAATAGTATAATGAGTAAAATAGAAGTAAATACAGTTGCACCACAATGCGGAACTACTTTAACACTAGGTGAATCTGGTGATACAGTAACTCTAGGAACTGGTGCTAGTCAATCAGGTTTTGGAAGAACAGGAACTGTTGACTGGCAGACATCAAGTATTAAGACTGCAACCTTTACAGCAGTAAATGGAAAAGGGTATTTTTGTAATACTACAGGTGGAGCTTTTAATATTACCCTACCAGCAAGTCCAACAGCAGGAGATATTGTAGCTCTGAAAGATTATGCAGGAACTTTTGCTGACAATAATTTAACAATAGATAGAAATGGATCAAATTTAGATAATAATGCAGGAAATAGAGTATTAAGTACTAATAATTTAAGTATGACTTTAGTTTATGTAGATGGAACTCAAGGGTGGAAATCAGTTGAAGAGGGAACTGGTTATATAGGTGAGGTTTTTATGGTAGCAACAGGTGGTACAATAACTGAGTCTGGAGATGACAAAATTCATAAATTTACAGGACCAGGAACTTTTACTGTGTGTAGTGTAGCAGCTTGTGCAGCAAATAATTTAGTTTCATATATAGTAGTAGCTGGTGGTGCAAGTGGCGGTTCTGGAAACAATAATAACAATGGTGGTGGAGGTGGAGGTGCAGGAGGATTTAGAGAAACAAAATCTCCAGCAACACCATATACAGCTAGTCCATTAGATGGATATGCAACACCAGGAAATAGAATTACAGTTACAGCAGCAGACTTTCCAATTACAGTTGGAGGTGGCGGTTCTGCTTCTTCTCCTTTAAATCCAGGAAGTGCTGGAAGTACATCAACTTTTTCAACAATAACATCTCATGGTGGAGGAGGTGGTGGAGCTAATGCTGTTGGATTAGCTGGTGGTTCAGGAGGAGGTGGTTCTTGCAGTTCTAATCCTGGAGGAGCAGGAAATACTCCACCAGTAACTCCTGCTCAAGGATTAGGTGGCGGTGATGGTGCTGGAAGTGCACCCTCCTATGGTGGTGGAGGTGGAGGTGGAGCAACTGTTGCAGGAACAAATGGATCAGGACCAACTGGCGGTGCAGGTGGTGCAGGTGCAACAACAAATATTATAGCAAGTCCAGTAGCTTATTCAGGTGGAGGCGGAGGAGGTGCGTATATGTGTGGAACTGCTGCTGCTGGAGGAACTGGTGGTGGAGGTGCAGGTACTAATAAAAATGGATCAGGAACTGCAGGAACTGTAAATACTGGTGGTGGTGGCGGTGGAGCTAATAATCCATCTGGAACATCAGGAGCTGGAGGTTCAGGTATAGTAATAATTAGGTATAAATATAAATAAGGTATGGTAAAATAAAATTATGGCATCAACAATAAAAGTAGACAACGTACAAAATCAACCCGGCACTAATATAATTAATAAGTGCGGGACAACAATTACACTTGGTCAAAGTGGAGATACAGTATCTTTAGCAAGTGGTGCTTCTCAATCAGGATTTGGAAGAGCAGGAACTGTTGATTGGCAAACAGGAAGTATAAAGACAACAACCTTTACTGCAGTTAGTGGAGAGGGTTATTTTGTTAATACAACAGGTGGAACAGTAACAGTTAATTTACCTGCAGGAAGTGCTGGTGATATTGTAGGTTTAAAAGATTATGCAGGAACTTGGCAAAATAATGCTGTTACTTTAAATCCAAATGGTTCAGATAAAATTGGTGGAGGTAATGCTGCAGACCCAACTGTAGGAAATGAGGGTGGGTCAATACTTTTAGTTTATGTAGATGGAACACAAGGTTGGCTAACAACCCAAGAATCAGTAACAACTAGCCCAACTGGTATACAAACTTATATAACAGCATCAGGTGGTACTATTGTAACTTCAGGTAGTTTTAAAACACATATTTTTACAGGCCCAGGAACTTTTACAGTTTGTTGTGCAGCTTCATCAGCCCCACTTAATAGAGTAGATTATGTAGTTATTGCAGGTGGTGGTTCTGGTGGAAACTTTGGTGCTGGAGGTGGTGGTGCTGGTGGTTTTAGATTATCTAATGCTGTCGGTTGTGTACCTGCTCCAACAACATCTCCATTAGTAGCCCCTAATTCACCTACGTGTGGTAGTTTACCTGTCTCAGCAACAAGTTATCCAATTGTAGTCGGTGGAGGTGGAACAGCAGGAACAGGTACTAATACTCCTGGTGCTCCAAACACGGATGCTGTAAATGGACAAAAAGGTAGTAATGCAAGTTTTTCAACAATAACATCTGCTGGTGGTGGAGGTGGTTCAGGTATAGTTAATTGCTGGGCTCCTTCTCCTTTATCAGGAGGTGGTTCAGGTGGTGCAAGTAAAGGAAGTTCAACTAATCCAGGGGATCAACCTGGAAATGCGTATCCCGTAGGAGCAGGAAATACTCCTCCGGTAAGTCCACCTCAAGGAAATAATGGTGGTGGAGGTTATGATGGTAAATCCGTAAGTACACAAGGCGGTGGTGGCGGAGGCGCTGGCGCTGTAGGTGCTACTACTTGTACTCAAGATACAGGTGCAGCAGGTGGTATTGGAAGTTATGTTTCGGATACATTTATTGGTCCTCCAGCTCCTTCATATGGAGAGCCGGGACCAGTTGGTTCATCAAGATATTTTGCTGCTGGTGGTGGCGGTGGAACAGATGGTGGAAATGCAAGACCAGGTTCAGGTGGTGCTGGTGGTACTGGTGGTGGAGGAAATGGCGGTGGAAGACCTAATAATACTGGAATGACATCAGCAACAGCTAATACCGGCAGTGGCGGTGGAGGTGGTGGAACAGGACAACCCGCAACACCTTCAGTTTCCGGTGGCGCAGGTGGATCAGGAATTGTTATGATAAGGTATAAATTTCAATCGTAGATAAAAATTATGAGTGAAGTAAAAGTAAATAAAATTAGTCCAAGAACAAATTGTGGAACTGTTACATTAGGAGATAGTGGAGACACTATTGCTTTAGGAAGTGGTGCGACACAGACAGGATTTGGTCGTACTGGAACTGTAAATTGGGTAACAACTCCAAAAACAGGAGACTTTACAGCAGTAAATGGTGAAGGATATTTTGTTAATACTACATCAGGGGTTATAACAATGACCATGCCGTCTGGTTCAGCAGGTGCAATCGTTTCAATACAAGATTATAATAAAACCTTTGATGATAATACTTTTACAGTAACTCCTGCAAGTGGAGAAAAAATTAATGGAGGCGGTGCTGATGGAGATTTAAAAATAAGCACAGAGGGTCAAGGTTTAACTTTTGTTTATGTTGATTCAACAGTTGGGTGGAAAACAGTTCATGAAAATGACTTTATAACACCTGGTTCAGATTTTGTTATTGCTACTGGTGGAACAATTACAACTTCTGGAGATTATAAAATTCATACTTTTACAGGACCTGGTACTTTTTGTGTGTCTGCACTTGCTGTAGCACCAGCAAATAATGTAGCGGACTATATAGTAATAGCTGGAGGCGGTGGTGGTGGACAAGCTGACCCAATGCCTTACTCTGCTAGTGGTGGAGGTGGTGCAGGAGGATATAGAGAATCAGTTCCTAACCCAGCAGCTTGGACAGGAAGCCCATTAGCTAATCCAGGAAATGCAAGACCAATTTCAATACAAGGTTATCCTATTACAGTAGGGGCTGGTGGAGCTGCTAAAGTAGCAGGATCTACCTCAACATTTAGTGATATAAGTTCTGCTGGAGGCGGTAGAGGTGGATATGGTCCATCTTCACCTAATGTTTGTGGAGTTTCAGGAGGTTCAGGAGGAGGGGGAACTTATCATTCTCCGCCATCACCTAGACCACTTGCAGGAGGAGCAGGTAATACACCACCAGTTAGTCCACCTCAAGGAAATACTGGAGGAACTGGTAATACTTGCAATGGAGCAGGTGCAGGTGGTGGAGGAGCTACTGCTGTAGGCGGAAATACTGGCGGAAGTCCTAATTCAGGAGCAGGAGGTGCAGGCGCAACTTCTTGTTTTTCAGGAAGTCCAACTGCAAGAGCCGGAGGTGGCGGTGGAGGAAATGATACTTCAGGTCAACAAGGAGCTGGTGGTGCAGGAGGTGGTGCCGCAGGCGGATCACCAAGTACTAGTGGTACTGCAGCTTCAGGTACAGCTAATTCTGGCGGTGGTGGAGGAGGTTCAGGAAATGCAAATCCTTGCACAGGTGGCACAGGTGGTTCAGGAGTAGTAATTATAAGGTATAAATATCAATAATATTTATGTATTGTTTAAGAATTAATTTTAATATATAAGGAGAAACATTATGGCACATTTTGCAAAACTAGGATCAAACGGAAAAGTTATTCAAGTATTAACTTTAGATAATAAAGATATGCTTAACGCTGATGGTGTTGAAGATGAATCAGTAGGTCAACAATATTTAGAACAGCACAATAATTGGCCTGCACAAATGTGGATTCAAACATCTTACAATACAAGCAGTAATAAACATAGTTCTGGTGATGACTCAAAAGCATTTAGAGGAAACTACGCAGGTATAGGTATGGAGTGGGACGAAGATAATCAAATCTTTTGGTCTAAAAAACCATATGCTTCTTGGGTAAAAGATACATCTGATGCTTCTTGGCATTCACCAATAGGTGATGCTCCTGCATTAACTGCAGAACAAGAATCACAAAACACAGCAGCTACTCATTTTTGGAATTACGTTTGGAATGAAGCTGGGCAAACTTGGGACTTGACAGACAGTAAAGCATAAATTAAAAAGGTATGTGGTATGCAAAAGAAAGTATTATCTGAAATAGATTTATATTATGGCATGATTGATATGCCTAAAGGTTTTGAAATAAACCGAGAAAAACTTCAATCCGATATTTTATCTTCACAAATTAAAAATTCTGAATTTCCATTCTCAAGAACTTGGGATATGTTAAATACATATCTGCGAGATCACGTTAATCTTGAATATGGATTTACTTTAGTTAACAAAGAAACGTGGGGAAATATATATAAACCAAAAGAAATTTCTATTCCTTTATTAAATATTGATCCAGTAGATTTAAAAAACTCTGCTGATTATACTTTTTTATATGGTGTAAATGTAAAAGACTGTATGGTTAAAATACATTATGACGACAACAGACGTAAAGGAAGAAGTTGGGATATACCACTTTTAAATAATGGATTTATTATGTTTCCGTCAACTAACATGTATTATTTAACTAACAATCAAAAAGATAGTTTAAATTTTGTACAAACCATAGCTTATGATTATGTCTAATAAAGAGTATATGGTAGCCAATCTCTCATACATAAAAAATAATATAAAACATTTTAAAAAATATGCTGATTTAGCATATGAACGTTTTAAATTTAGCTATGGTGGGGGATCATCTACAGCTTTTTATAAATATTATAATTGTATAAGTTTAGTTGTTGGATCTTCATACTATTATAAAATGTTTAAAGATGTTTTTAAAATTATTAGAAAATACTCTAATTCAAAAAAACCTTTATGGTTTCAATGCTGGTTAAATTATCATAAAGAAAATGATTTATTAAAATGGCACAATCATCCTGATGCTTTATTTCATGGATACATTTCTATTGACCCTAAAAACACTGAAACTGTTTTTAAAAACTATACTATAAAAAATAAAATTGGAAATGTTTATATAGGACCTTCTTTAAATCAACATAAAGTTATAAGTAAAAAACCCTATAAAGATAAAAGAATTACTATAGCTTTTGATGTTATTGATGAAAAAACAATTAAAAAATTATATAAAAAATATGGAGAGGTAGATATTAATACAAGTT